GTGGAGGAACTGGAACTGGAACAGGGGCTGGTGGAGGAACTGGAACTGGAACAGGGGCTGGTGGAGGAACTGGAACTGGAACAGGGGCTGGTGGAGGAACTGGAACTGGAACAGGAGCTGGTGGAGGAACTGGAACTGGAACAGGGGCTGGTGGAGGAACTGGAACTGGAACAGGAGCTGGTGGAGGAACCATTGGGACTGGAACCAATACGGGAGCTGGTGCTGGAATTGGAAATATTGGTGATAATTGCGATCCACCACCTTTTTAAAATTTACACATATTTATTCATATGACTCAAAAACAAAAACATATAGCAAAACAAATAATAAAGGAATATATTATTAAAATTGTTTTAGAAAATAAAAAACCAAAAGGTGGTTTAACCAAATGGTTTAAAGAGCGTTGGGTGGACATTTCTAGAAAAAATAAAAAAGGAGACCACCCAGAATGCGGAGCATCATCCACCAGTAAACAGCGCGGCTCGGGTAAACGGGCATATCCAAAATGTGTACCAGCAGCAAAAGCGGCATCTATGTCACCAAAACAAAAGAAAAGTGCGGTAACAAGGAAAAGAAAATATGGATCAGTGGATAGTGGTAAAGCAAAAATGGTTTCAACTTATGTAAAGGATTGATTATGGAAATTGATAAAAAAATAGAAATGATATTAAAGGCATTTGCTATATTTGGTGCAATTGGTATTATATTATTTATATTCATAGATACAAAAATAGAAGGTGATAATATAAGACAATATACTAAAACCAAAGACAGTTTGGAGGCAGTGATAAACAAGTATGAATTCGATTATGTTGAATTAAAAAAAAGAGCTGATAAACTCGATTCTCTTATTAAAGTTCGTAAAGATAGTATCCTGATAATAAAAGAAAGATTCTATATCTACAAGAATAGAGAAATAAAAAATCCAGATGAAGCAACCAAACTTATTAAAAACTTTTTGAATGAGTAATTTATGAAATATGTTATAGCATTATTATTTTCTGTTTCAGCAACATTTGCTTCCGAAAAAGATTCACTTGTTTGTTTTACAAAACCAGAAGTAACTAAATTATGGAATAAAATTCAACTCATACGAGATTCAGTCGAATACTTAACTGAAGTTGTTAATAGTCAAGATACTGTAATAGATTTATATGTTTCTAGATCAGAAATGTTTATACAACAATTAAAAAATCGCGATGAGGCATTGATTGCTTGTAAAAAAAGAAGCGAAGAACTTGAAAAGATAAATGAAGAACTTAAACCCAGTTGGTATGATAATAAATTTTTGTGGTTTCTGACTGGAGCCGCTTCTGTTGTTGGAATAATATTTGTAGTTCAATGAGTTCAGTTACTAAAAATTTAAAAGACATTATAAAGGAAGAATTTTCTAAATGCGCAGGGAATCCTGTATATTTCATGAAGCGTTATGCAAAAATTCAACACCCTACTCGTGGAAAAATACTATTCGATTTATATCCTTTTCAAGAGGATGTTTTAAGACAGTTTAATAAAAATAGATACAATATTGTATTAAAATCAAGACAATTAGGGATATCCACATTAATTGCTGGTTATTCTTTATGGTTAATGTTATTTAATCAAGATAAAAATATTTTAGTGATTGCAACTAAACAAGAAACGGCAAAAAATCTAGTAACTAAAGTCCGAGTTATGTATGATAATTTGCCGAGTTGGTTGAAAACGGGGGTTCAAGAGGATAATAAGCTGTCACTTCGTTTCAATAATGGATCACAGATAAAGGCCGTTTCTGCTGCTGCAGATTCTGCTCGATCCGAAGCACTTTCTCTGTTGATTATAGATGAGGCTGCATTTATCGATGATATTGATAAGATTTGGGCATCTGCACAGCAAACATTAGCAACTGGTGGAACAGCAATTATAAATTCTACACCAAATGGAGTTGGAAATTTTTACCATAAACAGTGGGTAAAGGCAAAATTAGCAGAGAATGGTGGTTTCAATCCGATAGAATTATTGTGGCAAGTACACCCAGAACGAGACCAAAAATGGAGAGATGAACAGGATATTTTATTAGGACCAGATTTAGCGAAACAAGAATGTGATGGTAACTTTTTATCATCTGGTAGATCTGTTATAGAAGGAGAACTAATAAAGTGGTATGAGGAAACGTATGTATCTGAACCAAAAGAAAAACGTGGGGTAGAAGAATCATTATGGATATGGGAATATGCAGATCCAAATAAAACATATATGGTTGTTGCAGACGTTGCTAGAGGAGATGGGAATGACTACTCGGCATTTCATGTTATAGATATAGACACGCTTGAACAAGTTGCTGAATATAAAGGGAAATTGGATACAAAGACATATGGTAATTTATTAGTATCAATATCAACAGAGTATAACGATGCATTACTAGTCATAGAAAACGCTAATATTGGATGGGCGGTTATACAGCAAGTCATAGATCGTGGGTATAATAATTTATATTACACATATAAAGAAGACGGCTATATCGATCCGTCCATACATCTATCGAAGGGATACGATTTGAAGGATAAATCGCAGATGGTTCCTGGTTTTACAACATCATCAAAAACCAGACCGTTATTAATATCAAAATTAGAAACATATTTTAGAGAAAGATCTGTGATAATAAAGTCTGCAAGATTAGCAGAAGAATTGTATGTGTTTATATGGAATGGTAGTAGACCCGAAGCGCAAAATGGGTATAATGATGATCTTGTGATATCATTGGCAATAGGATTATGGGTTAGAGATACTGCATTAAAACTTCGTCAAGAAGGTTTATTTAAAACTAGAATGAGTTTGGAGTATTTGAATAAAAGTACGATTGTACAAAACTCACAATATACTAATTTTAATTCACCACAACAATCTTGGAAAATGGATGTCAATGGATCAACGGAAGATTTAAATTGGTTAATTAAATAGAGTTTATGTATTTTTAACCATATTTATTAATAAACATTATCTACAGAATTATAGGTATATCATGTCTGAAAAAAAATCACTATTTGATCGATTAAAAGTTTTATTTTCTACAAATGTTGTAGTTAGAAATGTCGGTGGTAAACGATTAAAAGTCGTTGATACTGCACGATATCAGGCAGATGGTAACCCACACACATCAAAGGTTATAGATAGATATGGGAGATTACACGGAAGTAGGGGAACCCCTATATCTGTATACAATCAATATAACTCATTCTCTGCTACTAAAATAGATTTATACACCGACTATGAAGCGATGGATACCGATGCTATAATTTCATCAGCACTAGACATATATTCCGATGAAAGTACTCTTAAAAACGATCAAGGGGAAGTTCTATCCATAAAAACTGATAATGATAATTTAAGAAAAATATTAAAAAATTTGTTTTATGATGTATTAAACATAGAATATAATCTTTGGCCATGGATAAGAAATCTGTGTAAATATGGTGATTTTTATTTGTATTTGGATGTTAAGGATGGGCTAGGGGTTACAAATGTAGTACCGCTATCACCATATGAAATGCAAAGAGAAGAAGGAACAGACCCAGAACACATCTATATGACAAAATTCATATATGAAGGTCCATTGGGTAAGGGGGAATTTCAAAATTATGAAATTGCACATTTTAGACTATTAGGGGATACCAATTTTCTACCCTATGGGAAATCTATGATAGAAGGTGCTAGAAAATTGTATAAACAACTGGTGTTAATGGAAGATGCTATGTTAATACATAGAATAATGAGAGCACCAGAAAAGCGAGTATTTAAAATAGATATTGGAAATCTACCACCAAATGAAATAGATAATTATGTAAAATCAGTTATGGATAAAATGAAAAAGGTCCCAGTTGTAAATGAACAGACTGGTGAATACAATCTACGATTTAATATGCAAAATTTATTAGAAGATTTTTACTTACCAGTTAGAGGGGATAAAACTGGAACAACTATCGAAACATTACCAGGGTTGCAATATCAAGCAATAGAAGATGTGGAATATTTGAAAAGTAAAATATTTGCAGCATTAAAAGTACCAAAGGCATTTCTAGGGTATGATGAATCGACTGAAGGGAAGGCAACACTAGCGGCATTAGATATAAGATTTGCAAGGACAATAGAGCGAGTTCAAAGGATAGTATTATCTGAACTATCAAAAATAGCAATTGTTCATTTATATTCACAGGGGTACGAAAATGCAGATCTTGTTAATTTTGAATTAAATTTAACTGGTCCATCAATAATATATGAACAAGAAAAAATATCATTAATGAAGGAAAAGGTTGATTTGGCTGGTAGTTTGATGGAAAGAAAACTGTTATCTATGAAATACATTTATAGAAATATATTTAATTTATCCGATGATGAAGCCGAATTTGAAAGAAATGAAATACTTGAAGATATTAAGCACACATTTAGACAGAATCAGATAGAAAATGAAGGTTC